CTCGCAGGCCGGGACTTACATATTCGCTTTTATCTTTTCCGCCGATCACGCTGTGCGTCGCCCAGTTGCTCGACGTACTTCCACTGATGTTGTCCGGCGTAAGAACTCGCCAACTTGATACTGTAAACACCAGTCCAGCAAAGCTACCGATGCTGCCCCATGCCATAAAGAACACCCCCTCACTTTACCGGGACGCCGGTATTCCCCGAAACAGTATACGGGCCAGCTTTTGCCGACCCGTCATGTTCGTGCTTGTGATTCACAAGGCTTACGCCATTGATTTTGCAGTCGCCAGAGCCGCCCGAAATATTCACCGTTGCTCCTGTGATTTTCACCGTCGTTCCGGTAATTTCAATCGTTCCGCTCTGGCAAACCTTGACGGTCGAAGCCCCGACCTTGAAGGTCACGTCCCCACCAACAGTGAAGTCCAGATTTTTACCGATGGTCTCTTTTGCATTCCCGTCGATTTTTTCTTCATAGTCTCCGCTATCTCCATCGTATTGTTCAAAGGCTTTGCCCTTCTTATCGTTGTAGTCATACCGGTAACGTTGTTTCTTTCCACCGACCGGCTTGTTATCCTCATTCCAGAACGTTCCGATGCACGTTCCCATTTCCTGACTATCGGAATTGTGGAGAACGCAAACCATAGCACCGACAACCGGCATCCGGTACAGCGCATTTGAAACCACACAGATTTCATCGGTCACAGAACCGTCCCGATCTTCATATGCAACTTCAATTGTGCCATCCTCGTAATTCACTTTGGACACTGTGCCAATGCGAATGACGCTGCTCATCGTGTCACCCTCCCACTCTGCTTGCTGAGACCTTCGTCACAAAACCGCCGGATTTATTCATGGTGTGCCCTACACTGTCCATGTAATATTTTCCGTCGATTTTCCCATATCCTTCCACGTCAATACACTGCGTCGCGCAATATGTCAGGTTTCCCATAGTCGTAAAGGAAATGGTTGTAGCCGAATGGTTTTTGTTGTCGATAGCCGCCTGCAGCTGCCGTTTTGCGTCCGCTTCACTTGATGCATACTGGTTTAGCTTCAACATCCGGTCTGCCGTTCCGATTGTCACCTTGATATTCACTTTTTTCTTTTGGTTGGAATAAGTGAACTCGCCTCCGGTGTATGTTCCTGCCAGCGTTGTGTTCCAGCTCAACGAGCCGGGCACAATGTCAATCGGTTTTACCGTTGCTACCGAATCCTTTTTCTTGTACTTTTCACGGTCAAAAATCCAGATTTTGTTCCGGTATGTTTTGAGGATCAGCCCGTATGTGCTGCAAATTTTCTGCAAGAAAGAGCTGTCATTATCGTCCTGTTCTTTCAGAGCGACGCTGACATCCTCTGCATCCATCTTGCATTCCAAGCCGTACCGCCCAGCAATGGTTTCTGCAATGCGTTTGATGCTCGTGTTCTTCCAAACCTGCTCTCTGTTTTTTTCATGAAAGCTCGTCCCGTTTGGCCGGGCGACCGCTCCAATCGTCAAAACATCCGGGCAGGCCGAAAAGCTCAGATCATCAACTACCAGCGTTCCACAATCCAAAACGGTTCTATCCCCCTGCACGATCCAGTTTGTCGTGCAGAGGGTCGGGTGCAGCACAGCTTCCTTGTCTGGCATCCACGAATCGATCCACTTGTGATCCATCGCGTTTACCTTAATAGAAAGGCTGTCACTCGAATCCGAACCGCTATCGGTGTATGTGAAGTTTTCCACATCTTTGCGGATGTCGCTTGAAATGTCCTTTCCGTCATATTCAAGCGTCAGGAACGCTTGACGTGGCGTAATCATCCCTCACACCTCACCTTTTCCAAGGCGGCAGACTTTCGTCTGTTTTTGCCTTAACTTCCACTTCCGGCGTGGCAAGCACCACCCCGGAATCAAACTTGTACACCTCGATATACTCCCGGTTGGCAGTCATCAGCACATCGGCTTTCAACTCGTCACCGTAGACAGTTTTTGCAATACCATCCCAAGTGTCACCGCTCTTTGTCGTGTAAGACATCAGGCCACCTCCTTATGCATACCGGGTTCGATTGTTTTCTCGGTTGTATTTGTCCATAAAGGCTTTGAACTTTTCGTACTCGTCCTCCATAATCGAAGCAATCTGCTGGCGGTCTGCATCACCAGTGATTGTGATGTTCGGAGCAAATACAAACTGCGGAGAGCTTCCGCCGTTGCCGCCGGGTACAGGTGTATTCTGATATGCGCTCACCGGGATTTCGGACAGCGTGCGCCCGGTATCCCTCGGCGGCAGCACATAAAGCGGCGTTCCTGTGTCTGTAAGGACACCGTCCTGCCAGCTTGAAAGCACCGTGCCGCCGTTGTAGTTTTTGGCTGCTTCGGTCAGTGCAGTGGTTACAGGGCTGTCACTTCCGAGGTACTTGTTCAGCAGAAGCGGAGCAACATCAGCT